CTGCTTCACATCCACACCCACCCGAAGGGGCGGCGAGGTAGTTATCGATGATAGGAGAGAAACCAGCGGAGCCGGTATAAGGATACTCGACACTCGCTGTAGTATAATCTAGTGATTGATAGGAAGGAATCTTATTTGGTATCCAATTAAAATGGATTGTATCCCCAGTGATTCGATGTTCTTCAAACCTAGTCATGACATTCTCAAGTTGTGTTGTAGACCATTGGTAGCTATTGACGGCAGTGGACAAGGCAGAAATATACGTCCCAGTACTAGGTACTGTGGAAGCACTTTTGCCATTGTTGACCATGCCGATAACATAACGGCCCGAACGCTGTAATTCTGTTCCCATATATGTGATTGTTCCACCCAGCGAAACGCAGCGCATTTTGGCCGGTCCTGAATTAACAGCCGCTGCAAAATTTGGCATTGCTTGTTGGGAGTTGAAACTAGTGCCATCTGAGGACAAGTCATAAAAGTTGTCCGTTCCGGCAATGTGTTGCACCATGGGAACAAAGAAGTAGTTGGGGTCTGGCCATAGACTAAATCCACCAGCTTTAGTGACAGCAGTGCCACTGTGAGCATTAAAAGTGTATTTGCCATGGAACATAGCCCTAACTAACCCTGATTTTGTAACGATTTCGTCAGGTATCCGACAAATATAGTCACCGCCAGGGTTAAGGACGACAGAAGCGTAATCACGACCGCCCTTCTTCTTGGATTTCTTGGCCTTGTTCTTTCCTGGTTTTCCAGGTTTTGACTTGACAACTGCTTTGACAGTCGCTTTTGCAATCTGTTTTGCAGCTTCCGCAATTCCTTTCTTGTTACCAGGTCCGAAGACGGGTCCATTTCCGCCTTTCCCAGGGGCGAAGAATTTTCCTTTTCCTTTGCCTTTGTGTTGGATGGTCTTTGGCCGGTTCTTGAGAAATTTCTCAAAGATAGCGACATCTTGAGTCATCGTAGTAGACGTAGTATTAAGGAAGGAAATGACTTTCTGGAACCAGTCCTGAAGATCCTCTTTAGAATCAACAGAGTCCAGCACCGCAGAAAAGTACTCCATAGTGGCTTTCACCAACGGTGCGTGGAGTTCGCGCACCATGTTGGGGGTAGTTGTTTTAGTCGGAATACCAGCCGCCTGAATTTCTGTTGAGGTCATGCACACTTGCAACAGCACAAGGACTGTACATCCTCCTAATCCTTTCCTCGAAAGTAATCGGGTAACCCGTGCAGTCTCTCGGCGTTTACTTTCCCCGTAGGTAATCGATTTAGCACAGAAGTAACTGTTTTGGGTTTAAATAGTAGGACGCATCAGGTGAAGCCAATGGCTTCAAGCAATAAAAGATCCTGATCAAGATCAGGCATAAAACGAGCTTCATGACGATAG